GCAAGAAAACATGCCGAAGCAGAAGTCCAATTACATAGAACTAATATTAATGTATATATGGAAAAGGTTGTTGGCATTGGAGAGCATTCAGATATTATTGAAACAATTCAAAAAGAATTAGATGCTATGGCAACTGCTGACGATCGTCTCGAAATGTTAAACAAGTATTTTAATGACTAGAACATTATTCATCGGCGATAGTCATGCACATGGATATTACGAAATTGGTAATACTATATCAGCATGGCAAGATAATAATTATGCAGAAATTTATGCCGATGAAAATAATAAGAAGGTTGTAATTTATAGTCAACCAGGCGGTTGTAATAGAAAATACCCTGCCTGGTTAAAATCAATGTTTGATAGATATGATGACATTGATGAAGTGTTTATACAATCAACATACTGGAACAGGTTTTTACTTTCTTGTTCCCGTAACTTAGATCCTGGCGAAACTACTGGAACAGATCTTTATTTAGATAATGATCAACCAAAAGACGATAGAATAGATAGATATACTGATCACCGTGTAACTGAAAATTACATTGAAATGATTGACCAGGTTCGAAAAGAAAATTATGAAGAGTTTAAAGGAATTGCTTTTAATGACATGAAAGTACAAGCAGACTTTGCACCTTTTCATGAAAAGTATATCTATACAAAATTATGGCATGAGTTAGTAACTCCGTTGCAGTACAGAGATTACTGCTTAGATTTATTAGCAATTGATACTATGTGTGCCAAAAGAGATATAAAATGGTATCAATGGTCAATTAACAATCGAGTATTTGTTCCAGACAATATAGAATTATACGGAGATTGGCAAGTTGGCAAAAAATCAAAGTCATCTGCAGAAGGTTATTTGCAACTAGCAAAAGCAATAAACATTGAAACAGATGAGCATAGAGTTGATGGTGAGCATTATACAAAGAATATACACGAATTAATTGCAAAAGATTACTTGGATTATGTAAAAAATGCTTGACAAAAACCTAAATAAAGTATATAATATAACTAAATTTGGCAATCCACTGCCTTAACATCGGAGAAAAGAATGAGTAAAAGTGAACAGATAAAGGCCCGCTTAGAAGAAGCAAACGTTCGTTATTGGGCAGGCGATAATATTTCAGAAGTCTTACAAGAAGGCGATAAAGAAGAACTGATTGAAGAAGCCGCAAGTGCTTTTGAAAATGTATTAGATAAACTATTAATTGATAGGCATAATGATCCTAACAGTATGGGAACTGGTAAACGTCTTGCAAAGATGTATATCAATGAACTAATGGCAGGACGTTATGATCCAATTCCAAGTGCGACAGCATTTCCAAATGACAGTGCTTCACGTTATGAAGGTATGCTAGTAGTACGTTCTGAACTTACAAGTATGTGTTCACATCATCATCAGATTGTTAGAGGCGTTGCATACATTGGTATCATTGCCGCAGATAAACTAATTGGCTTGTCTAAGTATACACGTATTGCACAATGGTGTGCTGAACGTGGTACATTGCAAGAAGAACTTGCAAATGACATTGCTCGTGAAATACAAAAAGCAACAGGTGCAGAACACTTAGGTGTATATGTACAAGCAACACATGGTTGCGTTGAGAACAGAGGTGTTAAGGCACATAGTAGTCTTACACAAACAACTGTACTAAAAGGTGCGTTCAAAGAAGACGCAGGAACTAAAAAAGAGTTTATGGATAATATTAAACTACAACAAGAGTATGCCTGTGGAAAATAAATTAGCACAACATGAATTTGGTAAAACTGTAGAAAAGAAATTTTACTATAGTGAAATATTTCATAGTATTCAAGGAGAAGGACATTACACAGGAGTTCCGACTGCTTGGATACGTTTCTTTTTATGCAATCTACAATGCAACGGCTTTGGACAAATAGACCCTACAAATCCTGATACATATGAATTACCTTTCCAAGACTTTGATGTATCAAGTGTAAAAAAAGTTGAGGACTTGCCTGTGTGGGATAAAGGTTGTGATTCAAGTTATACTTGGGCAAAGAAGTTTAAAGACTTAATGGGTCAAGAAACTCCTAGTGCTATGGCAAACAAAATTGTTGATATAATGAAAAACGAAAGTAATCCAGAAGGATTATTTTTACATCCTGTTACAGGACAACGACAACATTTGTGTATTACAGGCGGAGAGCCTTTGATGGTAACTGGACAAACAGCAACCGTTGGAATATATGAAGAACTTGAAAGACAAGGTAACTTGCCGGGCAGTATGACATTTGAAACTAATGGTACACAAAAGTTAAGAGATCCATTTAAGGAATGGGTTAATAGGATAGACACAGAAGTATTTTTTAGTTGTAGTCCTAAACTATTTACAGTATCAGGTGAGAAAAGAGAAAAAGCAATTAAGCCTGAGAATGTAGCAGAGTACAGAGAACTTTCTGATAAAGGACAACTAAAGTTTGTAGTAGGTCCAGAAGATAGAGAGTGGGAAGAAATGGAAGAAGTAATTAAACTTTTCAAAGCAGAAGGTGTTGACTGGCCTATATGGGTTATGCCAACAGGTGCTAGAGAAGAAGAACAGATAGCAGGTGCAGGTAAAGTTGCTGAAAAAGCATTTAAACGTGGTTATAATGTTGCGGCTAGAGTACATGTATACTTGTTTGGTAATGCGATAGGAACTTAATATGTGGAATCTTATAAAAGACTTATTTAAAAAGAAGCAGGTTAAAGAACCTTTTTATCATCCTTATCCGGTTGATGAACTTCATAGTATTCAAGAATATAAAAATGAACAACACGAAAAAGCAATGAAGGCTGAAATAAAGAAAGATCCTTCAGATGCAATTAGAAAGGCAGGATGGTAATATATGTTAGATAAAATGAAAAAAGCGTTGGGTATGAAAACTGAAAAGGTAAAAGTACTTTCTGCAGAAGAAGAACGCAGAGCTATTCTTGAAAAAGAAAAAGCACAAGCAACTAAAGATAAGAAGCCTTGGGTAGCAGTACTAGATACACAAGTGAATCCAGACAACATTAAGAACGGTTTCTTTGAGCTCGATTGGAATAATGAGTTTATTGAACAACTTATTGATGCAGGATACACAGGCGAAGAGCCTGAGCATATTGTTGATCAATGGTTTAGAACTATTGCTACACAGATGTTAGATGAAGAAGGCGAAAGTACTGATCGAGGTATGGGGTATATTAATACTAGTCAAGCAGATGATAATGGTAAAGCTGAAGTCAAATAATGATTGACAAAAGCCAGATCTGGTGCTATAATACTACTATAAATTATACAAAGGCAAACTTATGACATATATTCTAGTAGATACTGCTAATACATTCTTTCGTGCAAGACACGTAGTACGAGGTGATCTTGACACAAAAGTTGGTATGGCTTTCCATATTACACTTAGTAGCATTAAGAAAGCATGGTCAGACTTTGATGGTGCACATGTTGTGTTCTGCTTAGAAGGACGTAGTTGGCGTAAAGATTTTTATGAGCCTTACAAAAGAAATAGAAGTGAAGCTCGTGCCGCACAGACACAAGCACAACAAGATGAAGATACTGTATTCTGGGAAATGTTTGACGAGTGGAAAGACTTTGTAAGTACAAAGACTAACTGTTCTGTATTACAACATCCTGAACTAGAAGCTGACGATCTTATTGCAGGTTGGATACAAGCACATCCTAATGATAATCATGTTATTGTTAGTACTGACGGTGACTTTGCACAACTTATTGCACCTAATGTAAAACAATACAATGGTGTTAGCAATACAATTATTACACACGAAGGTTACTTTGACGACAAGAAAAAGAAACCCGTACTTGACAAAAAGACAGGAGAACCTAAGCCTGCACCTAATCCACAATTTATGTTGTTTGAAAAGTGTATGCGAGGTGACACAAGTGATAATGTGTTTAGTGCTTACCCTGGTGTAAGAACAAAAGGCACTAAAAATAAAGTCGGACTAATTGAAGCATTTGATGATAAAGATAATAAAGGCTTTAATTGGAATAACATGATGCTACAACGTTGGACTGATCATGAAGGTGTAGAGCATCGTGTACTAGACGACTATCAACGTAATGTAATACTTTGTGATTTGACTGCACAACCTGGTAACATTAGAAGTATAATTAATGATGTAGTAGAAGATGCTATGACTCCTAAAGAAATTACACAGGTAGGTATGCGGTTAATGAAATTTTGTGCAAAACACGATATGCAACGTATTGCAGATAACATTCAACTTTATGCTGACCCGCTTAATGCGAGGTATTCATAATGGAGGTAAAAATGACAATTAAGGCAAAACCAATACTAAAAAATAAATTTTGGATTGTTGAAAAAGACGGTCAAAGAATCGGCACACTTTCCAAACAAGAAGATAAAAGATATATGTATAGTTGTTCAACAGGTACAGATTACTTTACTGATATAAAGGCTTTTAATAATTATATCGGTGGACTAAGTTTTGATAAAGCAACTATTTCAGATGGTAGTAAAGCTAATAAGGAAATACACGGCTTTTCTACATCTAGCACACCATATAATGTAATGTACAACGTACAGAAGAAACTACCTCTTTTTACTAAAAGTAAAAAGTCTAAGAGCTTGTATGCGGCAGGATATTACATTATTCATTTTGATAAAGGTTGGGTAAGAAGTTTTTGCCCTAAACTAGTTACACTTGAAAAGTACGAACATAAAGGACCTTTCAAAACTGAGTTTACAATGAGACAGGAACTTTCTGATGCAAACAAACGAACCAATTAATACTATACCAATTCAGCAGTTTATACAAGTGGTTAAGACTGCTGAAGGTAGTAATCAAAAAGAAATTAGGATTCCGTTAACACAAGCTAAAGCACTTGCATATGCTTTAGGAACTGTAATGGCAAACCATCAAGGTAGATTAGAAAAACTTATTATTGATAATAAATCTAGTGCTGATAATGAAACAGTCACAGTTACTATGGACGGCGGTGGTGACTGGAAATGAAGTGGTTTATTGTAGTTTTATTCCTTCTTGATCCTAATGCAGATGCAACTGCTGATAGAGATATTTACGTTTTTACTGATCCAACATTTGAAAGCCAACAACAATGTCAATCAGACGTAGTTGACCCAGCAGTATATCCAACTCTAGTAGAGAAACTATTGTTAGAATACAAGTACCCTAGAAAAATACAAAATGTATTTTGTGTAAGTGAAAAAGAACTAAGGCAAATACTAGGTGCTTTGACCGCAAAACAGGTTTAATACTAGTAGTTTTCTACAAAAAAAAGATAAATATATGCGTAGTTAATTAAAAGGATTACGCAAATGAGTAGACCAAAACCAACGATTAT